AAAAAAAAAAAAAATTTTGAACAATTATTGAAAGCACATATTTCAGGTGATAAAAAAAAGGTTGAAGAACTTGAAAAAAAATTAAAACAAGATGGCGAGTAATTTTAGCGTAATAGAAAACAAATTTTACAACCAAATAAAGAATGGAATTGCGTTTTCAAATAATTTAGGGCAATATACAACGAGCATAAAAAGTAATTCAGGGGATGTTATCAAATTAGTTCAAACAATTGAATTGGCTGTTGCTGTCAACTTGGATGAAACTGAATTAATGACAATAAGTACATTACCATTTGATGCAACAAATGCTGAAATAAAAGCTGATTCGACTGATTGGTTTGCGGAAGGCATTTATCCAACTGCATCAATAAGGGTTGAACGTGGAGGTTTATTTTATAATATAACCGTTTTAAATATTACGGGAGTTGGAAACACAAAATTAGTCATTTCAGATGCAAATATGACAGGAATGATCGCTGCATTAGGGTTGACAGATTTAGGGGAATATTCTGATTTAGTTTTTAAATTAACAACCGTTCCAACACATTGTATTTTTAAATACAAATTAAATCCATTAACATTGGCTGTTCCAAATTATGATAGCCCATTAGATGATAATGAGCAATCGTATTATGCAAAAGCAATACCAACAAGCCCAACATTTGAAACAATGGCATTTTTAGGTGGTGAAAATGGTTCAAGTATGTCAGAAGTTGAAATTGCATATTTAACAACTTATGAGAATTACAGACATAGGCTTCAAATAAATCATATTTTCAAAAACCCTTATTACGTTTCCGGCGAAATAATTAATATTCAAGATGCAATAAAACCGGCATTACTTTCAGGTTCAAACACATTAAGGTATGACAATTATTTTAGGATTGGCGTATCTGCTTATCAAAATTCTATATTTTATAATAATGGTTTAACGGGTGATTGTGGTTATTTTAACGAAAATTACAACGGGAATATTAATAATTATACAATTGAAAATGTTTTAATAACAAACGCAAGTGCAACGGGAAAGTTGGAGGCAACAGAAACAAACACATTAACATTTGATGTTGTTACAACGGGAACGTGGAATGCCGGTGTTGGGGGTGTTTTATCACACTCAAAATTGCCTCCATTAGCTGAATACCAAAACAAAACTGAAGCGTTTAACAGCATTTGGTTGTTTGATAACATTTTTAATACTGAAAGCGGTGCGGCTGCTAGTAGTGGTATTTATACCAACTTTGAATTTTCAATAACAGCATCAGATACAATTTCAGTTAGTGTTGACATTGATTTTTCTGCATCTCAACAATTAAAAATTAGTGACACATCATATTATGCGTTATGGTTTGGGATAGCAAATGAAGATTTAACAGATGCTGATTTGATTGACAGGGTTAATTTAATCATTGATGTTGATAGGTATTCAAAAAATACAGATGTTGCAAACCTTATTACAAATTACACACCTGAATTTCGTGAAGAATTTAGAGGGTTAAGTGGTGTAAGTTATACTAATTTTTCAGGTGGTGATGGTGATTTATGGAGTGCTATTTATGCGCTTGTAACAGATACCACAAAGCAAACAACGATAACAAAAGCGAGGTTTAAAATAGTGGCTGATAATGGAACGGAATCTTTTTTAATCGGAAAGCCTACTAACTTTCCTTTAGGGCTTCCAACTGTTATAACTGACGGTAGTTATATTTATCAAATAATAAATGTTAACACAGTAAATTCATTAAATGTTCCTGAAGATGTTCCTGTGAAAACATTACAAGCAATAGAAAATGTTCCGGCATCATTGCCAAGCACAACACAAGATGTTGTTTTTAAAGTAGGGTTTCAAGTGCCTTGGAGAGATTGGATAGAAAATTTAAATGTTCCTTTACTTGCTTTTTACGATCCATCAGAACCTAACGATAATCGAAACGAAAAGACTTCTAATTATTCAAATGTTTCAAGTTATGATATTTACGGTGTTTTAGAATTAACCGTATTGAATAATGTAGAAGATACGCCAACTATTTACGAATTATATTCAGATTCAAGTACAATAATTGATTTTGATTCATCGGGGTGGGTTGGTTTTTCAGGTGATGCTAAACTATACGATGAAGATGGCATTGAAGTTAGTCAATTAGAAGATGGAAGGGATTTGATTATTAAAATTGAATGTACTCACGGTTCAGGTTTATTATCCCTTCAATCATTGGGTGCGTTTGTTTGGATGGAAATAAATGGCGCAACAGCATCACCAAGTTATTTATCTTCATCATTTGACTACACTTCTGATGAAAACAGATTGCAACCATCTGACGAATTAGGTACGGGGAATACACAATACGTTGAAATATTAAGCGAAACAAACAAAGTAACATTAATTTGCAAAACAAATTCTGATAATTTAGTTGCCGGATTAGATTATTACATCAGAGGGCGTTTATGGCATAAAATATAAGATATGGCAATTAAATTAACACCAAGCTCATCAAATACAAATACAATTGAATATTTGCACACAGAAGAATTGTTTTCTTGCCGTAAAAGTTATGAAATACCACCTGATGTTTGTAGCGCATTATCTTGCAGACAACCAATACCTGTTTTTGCTGATTTGGTAAACACCACATCAACACGAAATAATGATTTTACCAAATGGAGATATTCAGCCCCAATAGGTGGCTCAGTTGAATGTATTTTAACAAGATGTGATACTAACACAACCTATACAATAAACGACACAACTTATGGTGCATTTATGGATGTTGGAGATTTAGCAACATATCCTAATGATTGGTCATTTGCAATTGAGTGGTTTCGTGTTGCAAATTTAATAGGCTTTGGAACTTATTCATTAGAATTTACTATAAAAGACACTTCATTAAATACGGTTTTTTCAGAATCAACACCATGTTATTTTTTACAACCGTATAGTTGTGATGATGCCAATGGAACTGTAAGATTTGAAGTTTTACAAAATGGTTATAATCAAAGCGGTTTTGATTGGAGTGGTTTTACAGGTTTGTTTAAATTATTTACAAAGCAACAAATTAGATTAAACGGTTATGTTAAAAAAACAGCCATTTCAGAAACTGATTATGTTACAACGTCACAATATAAATCTGACCACGTTCAAACAAGGGTTTACCACGAATATGAAGTAACGTTAAGGAGTGTTGACGAATATGTTTATTTAAAATTGGTAAAAGGTTTGTTGTTAGAAATGCCGGTGATGTTAACCGTTTATGACACATCAAATGACACAAATTATGATAATTTTGAAGTTAAATTTTTAGATGTTGAAATTGAAGAATTTGACAAAAACCGACAATCAAATGTGAAAATAAAATTTGATGATTATTCAAGAAATAACATAAAAAGATACTAATGACAAAAACAGGTGAACAATATTTTTTGGTTTCAGGTTCTTTAATTGAACAATATTCAGGTGCATCAGATTTTAATACAGATTCATTGGAATTACCAAATAAGATTTTTATAATATACGCAGAAAGCACTCACACAAGTGGATCACCAAAAATTGACGTTGAATTTTCTAATGATGGAACAAATTGGTTTGTTTATAAAAGCCAACAATCTGTAAGTTTACCACAAACAATTTGGGATGATGAATTTTTGCCAAGATATATGCGTTTAAAATATGCAGCAAATTCATCCAATGGAAATGTAACTTTTACAATAGTTAATTTATGATAGATTTAAGAGAAGATACGACCAAAGAATATCGTTATGAAGTTGCAATGGGTAACGTTTACGGTAGTTCAACGTGGAATAAATTTGGTTATAATGCAGATATAAATGGGGTTGCTGAAGTTGTCGCATCATTTGGTGGAACGTTTAATATAATGACAACAGCTGACACATTAAATGTTGTTTCAACATCAAATAATGATAGGTCAGGAGGGCAAGCAGCAAGAACAATTCTATTGATTGGTATTGATTCAAACGGAGATTACCAAGAAGAAACCGTAACAATGAATGGTCAAACACCTGTAACCACATCAAACACTTGGTTAGGTATCAATAGGGCGTATGTTGCATCAGTTGGAAATTCTAACTATAATCAAGGTGATATAACAATTTCTGACACATCAGCTGTTTTTGGAACACAAGCGCAAATTCCATCAATGAAAGCTATAACGCAACAATCAATTTTTCACGTTGAATCAGGGTATAAATTTTTATCAGATTGGTTAGAAATAAATTCCTCAAGACAAGGTGCTACACCATTTATTCAGGTTTTTGGTTATGTTTACGACAGATCAACGAATGTAAGGCAACAAATATTCACAACAAGCACAGGTGATGGTCAGTCAAGCGAATTGCAATTAACACCATCACAACCTTTTATTATTGGTGAAGATAGTGTATTATATTTTGAAGCAACATCAGACCATACAAATACATTTGTTTCATTAAGATTTTCAGGAATTCTAAGAAAGATATAAAATGAGAGATATAGAATACATAGTTATTCATTGTGCGGCAACAAAGCCATCAATGGATGTTCCAATTGAGCGAGTTAGAAAATGGCATTTAGATAGAGGTTGGTCAGACATTGGTTACCATTACTATATTACAAGGGATGGAAAAATTCATAATGGTAGAGATTTAAGTATTGTTGGTGCGCACGTTAGCGGATATAATAAAAACAGTATTGGAATATGTTATGAAGGCGGCATAAATGAAAAAGGTGATCCGGAAGATAACAGAACAGATGAACAAAAGAAATCATTGCTTAAAGTTGTTAAGATTTTAAAATTTGTTTTTAAAAATGCAGTTGTTCAAGGTCACAGAGATTTTCCAAATGTTAAAAAAGCGTGTCCATCATTTGATGCTAAAAACGAATACAAAAATATATGAGAGAAAAAGGAAGATTAAAAAAGTGGCTAAAAGATAACGGAAAAAACGCATTAGGGAACGTTTTAGACACAATTGGCGAAAATACGTCTATACCTATTGCAAGTAAATTAATTGAGGGCATAGGCGAATCTTTGATGGATGATAAAAAAATAAGTGAGGAAGATAAAAAAGAGATTGCTAAAATGATAGAATTTGAATTAAGGGAATTAGAAATTCTTGAATCAAATTTAACTGAACGCCACAAAAATGATATGCATAGTGATTCGTGGATGTCAAAAAATGTTAGACCAATAATACTATTGTTCAGTTGGTTTTTATTAGTCCTTATGATGGTTTTTGCTTGGTTTGACAAATCTTTACCATCAAATTATGTTTCGCTATTCGAAACACTTTCTTTGGCTGTTACAGGTGGTTATTTCGCATTAAGGACTGTTGAAAAAAGAAATTCAAAAAAATATAATAAATAACAATATTTGATTATATTTGAAATTAAATAAATTTATTCTGATTGTTTTTTAGTAAATTTATTTCTCTTTATCATAGCTTCCTCCATCCTTAATTGGGTGGAGGTTTTTTGTTTATCTCAGGGCATAAATAAAAAAAAATAATTTTTTTTCATTTTTTTAGTTGTTTATTAATATATTATATATATATTTGTAATGGCAATAAAGCTAACAACTAAAAAAAAGCAAAATGACAACTACAATGACACCAACAGGAGAACAAGTAAAATACGAAAACAAAAGAGTATTTAATATTTACTCAAAAATGACAAAAAGTGGAATGCGTTTTTATCGGTATTCAAGAGGGCGGTTTTTCCCAATATCAAAAACGGAAATAAACGAAAGAATATTTATTAAATAATAAAACAAATAAAAATCAAAAAGGGGGGGTGCGCATCCATAACGCACAAAATTAAAAAAAAGCAAAATGAAAAATTTATTCAAAAGTTTATCTGCATTTCAAACAGAAGTGCCAACAATCCACAAAGGAACAAAAGGTTATGGTTACAGTTATGCTTCATTGCCTGAAATCTTTACAGTAATCAACCCATTGTTAAAAAAACACGGTTTAGGGTTCACGCAATTATTAAATTCTGATGAATCAGGTGATTGGATCAAAACAATAGTTTATCACGTTGATTCCGGAGAAAATATTGAATCATTAACACGAATTCCAAAGGCAGCATTAAAAGGTCAAAATGAATATCAAGCATTCGGTTCAGGTTGCACATATTATCGTAGGTATTCAATAAGCTGCATTTTGCGTTTGGTAACTGATATTGATAATGATGCAGCAGATATAAAGAAACAGCCAAATGTATCAACAAAAACTAATGTTGAAAAAAAGCCAATAAGCAATGAAAGGTTTTCAAAAGCATTGGAGCAAATTAAAAAGGGTAACGCATCAATTGAATTATTAATTGATACATTTAACTTAACAAATGAACAAAACAAACAAATTGAAAAGCTATGAATTTAATAATAAGATGTTCATCTCTTGGAAAGATAATGACTAATTCAAGGTCAAAATCTGATCCATTGTCAAAAACTTGCAAATCTGAAATTAAAAATTTAGTGAAACAAGAATTGTTTGGTTATAAAACTTTTATTGACAATAAATATGTAAAGAAAGGAATACAAGTTGAGGATGATTCAATTAAACTTTATAATGAAGTATTTTTTACTAATTACAAAAAAAACACCGAGCGTTTGAATAATAATTGGATAACCGGTGAATGTGATATAAATACAGGTAAAAAAATAATTGACATTAAATCTCCGTGGTCAGCAGAAACATTTCCGTCAACAGAAGATGATATTGATGCAAGTGATTACGAATGGCAATTGCGTGGTTATATGATGCTATACAAAATGGAATTTTCTGAACTTGCTTATTGCCTTGTTGATACACCTGATGAATTATTGGGCTACGAACAAAACCTAAACATTCACAAAGTAAGCCATATTGATCCTGATTATAGGGTGACAATAAAAATGTTTGAACGAGATTTGGAATTAGAAAACCAAATAATTGAACGGATTGAATTATGTAATGAATACGCAATAAAATATAAAAATAAAATAATAAACAAAAACAAATAAGATGAAAAAAGTAAAAGATTTTAATGAATACATCCTTGTTAAGGATAATAAGATACCAAAAGTTGGGGATGTAGCATTTAAACAAGATGATTGGAGGGAGGAATATCCTTTTATTATTATTGAGGCATCAAAGAATGATGATAAATTTCTTTTAATTAATGATGTAAAAGAAAAACATAATGTATATAATGTGTTTGGTTTTAACGAAAAAGAAGGATTTAGGAAATTTACTTTTTCTGCAAACGCATTTTTAAAATCTATTAAAATAAGGAAGAATAGTAAAAAAGAAAAACAATTATTAGAGTCTATAGATAAACAATTTTCAGAGTATATTTTAAACAAACAAAAACAAATAAAATGAGTTACACAATTGAAGGTAAAATTATCTCAATAGGAGAGGTAAAAGAATTTGATAATGGAGCAAAAGCTGTCAGTTATCAAGTTGAAACAAACGAACAATATAATAATTTATATTCGTTTGAAATGTATAAAGGTGCTGAATACGTTGAACACGTTGATAATTTTATTAAATACAATAAAGTAGGCGATTCACTTAGGGTTGAATGGAACGTTAGAACAAAGGAGTACAACGGTAGATTTTTTACAAGTTTATCATCTTGGAAAATTGAAAAATTAGGAACAGGTGAAAACAAAACTGAAAAATCTATTTTGGAAGAAGCGGTTGAAAATGATTTGCCATTTTAAATAAACAAAAAAAAGGAGTTCACTAATTAGTGAACTCCTTTTAAATATAATTTTTATATATTTGTAGAAAATAAAAACAGAAAAAATGAAAACAATTAAAAGAAAATTAGTAGAAATGCCGGATGAATTGTTTAAAAATGTTCAAAGGGTTGCAAAAAAAAGTGAAAGAAGTGTCAATAAGCAGATAATCTTTATGCTAAGAGATTTTTTTGATAAAAAAAATTAGATAAAAAGTTTTGACATTAAACAAACGAAAATGCAAAGAATGTGGTGTGATATTCCAAAAAATCAGACCATTGCAAAGCGTTTGTTCTCCAAAATGTGCTTTTTTACAATCAAAAAAACAACGTGAAAAGCAGAGTAAAAAAGATTGGCGGAAAAGAAAAAAAGAAACAAAGGAGAAGTTAAAAACAAAAAAAGATTATGAAAAGGAATTGCAACAAGTGTTCAATGAGTTTATCAGGTTGCGAGATCAAGACCAAAATTGTATAAGTTGTGGAAGGCAAGTATACGGAAAATGTGATGCCGGTCATTTTTATCCTGTTGGAAGTTACAAGAACCTAAGATTTGATGAAGATAATGTTCACAAGCAATGCGTTCATTGCAACCAACATAAACACGGCAATTTAAATGAATATGCGTTAAATTTGCCACAAAGAATTGGTTTATGTAATTTTAAAAAGCTAAATGAAAACCGATTAAAAGAAAGGCACTATTCAATTCCTGAATTGATTGAGTTAAAAAAAACCTATAAAGAGAAAATAAAAAAACTAAAACAAAATGACAGAGGAATATTTGATTAAAGTAGTCACTGAAAGCATATTAAACAAAGATTACGAAACAGCATTAAGGTTCATTGAATTAGAAATGCAGCCCAAAACATTGCCTAAAAACTTTGAAGAAAATGTAATCAATACGGTTTGTTCTTATTGCAAAATAACTAAGTTAGAATTGATAAAACCCACAAGAAAAAGAGAAAATGTGGATGCAAGAAAAATGGTGTCTAAAATTTTAAGAGATAAAAATTATACATTTTCTCAGATTGGTAAAAAATTAGGTAGAAAAGATCATTCATCAATTGTGTATTATTGTAAAAATGCAAACAATTTAATTAAGACTGATAAGGTTTTTAGAACATCTTATGAAAATATTCTTGAAATTATAAACCAAAAAAACTAAAGCTATGGCACAGGGAAAAAAAACATTTATTTTTTATTCAGATTGGATTAATATGGTCCGTGAAATGCCTGATAAAGATGCCGGTGCATTGTTGAAACATATTTTAAGCTATGTTAATGACGAAAACCCACAAACAGACAATCTATTAGTTAAAATGGCTTTTGGACATATGAAACCATTGTTAAAATGCGATTTGGATAAATGGGAAGTTATTAGAAATAAAAGAAAAATTGCGGGTAAAAAAGGTGGTCAAGCAAATGCTAAGCAAAAGGAAGCAAATGCTAAGCAAACCGAAGCCGTAAATGATAATGTAAATGTAAATGATAATGGTAATGTAAATGAAAATAATAATAAGGGTGTTCCAACCTTTGATTTATTCTTATCTCACGCAAAAGAAAAAGCACAAAGAAAAAATATTATTTTAGACGAAAAAAAGGTTAAACAAAAATTTGAAAGTTGGTTGGAGAATGGTTGGAAAGATTTAAATGAAAGACCAATAAAAAATTGGAAGGTAAAGATTACATCTAATTTGCTATATTGGGAAAAAAATAAATCGGTTTTAACTGATGATGGATCAAAGAGAAATAACTATTTAAAAGATGTGCTATGAACAAATTTATTGATTGGGAGAAATTAGAATTTAAAAAAACATCGGGAAGGGAAAAATTAAGATGCCCAAATTGTGATGAAATTAGAACAGATAAAAAAGATAAGGCATTAGTCATATATCACAATGATGGTGTTGGAAAATGTTTTTATTGCGAATCATTAACATTTCGTGATTCAGGTGAAACAGATTATTCACAAAAGCAATATAACATTCCATCACAAAGTTGGAAAAATTACACACAGCTTTCAGATAAATTAATTAAATGGGTTGAGGAAAGCCGAAAGATTAGCCAAAGTGCATTGATTGATTTAGGGGTTACTGAAGAAGTATTTTACCAACCAAAACACAAGAAAGAAATTAACAATATTGTGTTTAATTATTTTGAGGGTGAAAAATTAGTGAACAAGAAATACCGGTCAGCTGATAAATCATTTACGCAAACGCAAGGTGGTAAACCAATATTCTATAACATAAATTCCGTTATTGGTCAGGATGAAGTTTATATTGTTGAAGGTGAATTTGATGTTTTGGCTTTGCGTTCACACGGGATCAAAAACGTAATAAGCGTTCCAAATGGCGCAAATGATAATGACGAATATTGGAAGAATTCGGAAAAGTATTTAAAGGATATTCAAAAATTTATAATTGCAGTTGATAATGATGAAAAAGGTAAAGCATTAAAAGAAAAAATTGCACAGCGTTTGGGAAGATGGCGTTGTGATTATATCAATTGGTCAGAAAAAGATGCCAATGGTTCACTAATTGCCAAAAAGATTGATTTTGATTTATCAAATAGAAAAAAATTTCCTGTAAGTGGTACGTTCACATCACTTGATTTAAAAGATGGAATATTTGATTTATACAATAACGGTTTACCGGAAACAATTTATCCAAAAAACAGTTGTTTTGGCAATTTTAAGAAGATATTTTCAATTATGCGTGGTCAATTAACCGTTGTCACAGGAATACCATCACACGGTAAATCTTCATTTGCTGAATGGCTTTCTTTAAACTTGATTAATGATTATGATTCAAAACTTTCAATGTTTTCACCTGAACATTCACCAATGCCATTGCATCAAACAACTTTAATTCAAAAAGCCGTTGGTAAGCCATTTTGGAAAGAAATAGATGGCAGAGCAAGAATAACACCAAACGACATTGAAAGATATATAAATTGGTCAAAGGAAAAGATTTATATTACATCACCTGATAAAAATGATGCGCCAACGTGGGATTGGATATTTGAAAAATTTAAAGAACAGATGTTTGCTTTTGGGATTGATATTTTTATTATTGATGCGTTTAATAAGGTACTATTACCAAGTGGAAACAAAAAAGATAGTATTGATGAGGTTTTAACCCGTTTAACAGCTTTTGCACAGCAGAACAATGTAAGCGTTTGTTTAGTTGCACATCCAACCAAAATGCAAAAGGATGAAAAAGGGAATACAAGAATCCCAAATTTATATGATGTAAGCGGCTCGGCAGATTTTAGAAATCAAACGCATAATGGTTATGCAATCCACAGATTTTTTGAATCAGAAAACCAAGAACCATTCACAAGATTTGTAAACCTAAAAACTAAATTTCAATTTCAAGGTGAAATAGGTGGCAACATAGATTTTTTATATGATCTTCCAACCGGTAGATTTTACGCAAAAGGTCAACCAATACCAACATTTGATATGACATTATCAGATGAAGTTTTTGAACAATCAGAAATTAAATCACTAAGCCCAAATGAAGATTTTGATTGGATAAATGAACCTTCCAACGAGATAAATTTTTAAAAAAATTAAAAAAAAATATTTTTTTTGCTGTTTATTAATATATTTTCTATATATTTGTATCAGTTAAACATTAAAAAAAAAACAAATGGAACTTTTAAAAGCAATAGAAAAAACAGAAGTTAAAAAAGGTTGTGTAAATGCTTTAATAGAAGTATATAAAACAGTAAAAAGAAATGTAAAACATTCAAGCGCAGATAAAAGAGCAGGTAAGTGGGTTGCTGATGTTTATTCTGATGTCGCTTTTATTACAGTTAATGGCAATACTGAATATTTCTGCCATATTTCAAACGGAATAAAAGAGGCTATCGACTTATTTAATGATGGGGAGTTTAAAAAATATTTACCTAAACTATAAAAATGAAAAGTAGACCAAAAGACGAATGGGATTTAATTTTAGATGAATTGAATAATAAAATTTAACGGTCACAGATAAAAAAAAGATTATGACACCGAAAGAAAAAGCAAATGAATTAGTAGGATCATTTATAGACTATGTTCCTGATGTTGAAAATTATAAAGAAATTCAACAACATTGTGCATTGATTTGTATTAATGAGATACTAAGCGACACACGAAATCCTTTGGTTTATGAAGCTGAAAGTGATTTTTATAAATATTGGGAACAAGTAAAATATGAAGTTTCTGTATTGTATATAAAATAAATGTGTTTTTAATAACGATTAACTAAAAACAAGATTATGAAAACAATTATTGTAATGCTGATGACTATGGTTGTAAACTATAGCACAGTAAAAATTAAAAAATATCCATTCATTCAACTTGACAGAGCAACAACATATTATTGCAATGTCAGGCAATGTGATAATAATCCCTTCACAACAGCAGATGGATCAGTAATTGATCCGATCAAATTAAAAAACAAGGAAATCAGGTGGTGTGCTTTGAGTAGGGATTTAATATGGAATGAATACCGGCAGACAATACATAAACAAGGTTTTAGGGGTTTATTTGAATTTGGTGACACAATAGTAGTTAAATCAAATTCAAAGCCGCAAATCAACGGAAAATGGGTTGTTCACGATACAATGAACAAACGTTATACAAATTCAATTGATTTCTTAATTCATCCTGACAATAACAACCCAAAGTTAGGCGTTTGTGAGGATGTGAAAATATTGAAGCCTAATTATTCAGCTTATTATTGTAAATAAAAGATGAGTGATACTAAAACTGAATTTATAGAAAAGAGATTAAAACAAAACAAAGATGAGTAAAGATATACATTATGAATTTTGGCTATTAATGATTCCTTATTATTGTGAAAAATGGTTAAATGGGGTTGGTTATGATGAGTTAATGAAAGAATATAAACTAAACCAAAACAAAGATGAGTGACGATTACACCAAAGGACAGGAAGAACTGATACTACACATCAAACGCAAAATCAGTAAAATATTAGACAACTCAGAAGGGTATGACATTTTATTTGACATAACTGACTTACTGAAAACGTTGAAACCAATACCAAAACAAAGATGAAAAAGTGGTTTGAAATAAATTTAGGTTGGTTCTTGATCAACGGAAGAAAGCAACAACAATGGAGTAAATATTTGAAAAAGAAATATAAAATAAAATAAATAAATTATGTACACAATTAACGATATTGAAAAAATCCTAAACTTTAAAACGTGGGATGATAAAAAGAAAATTGATGAATTGCTCAGAATAGATGCAAGAATTTACGCTCATCAAGGTATTGATTCAACAAAAGCAGAAAAAGAGGAAAACAAAATAAACAGCCGGAAAATTTACAGAGCGATAAAAGAAATTGACAAACCTTTAGGTGATTCTTTTTTGCAATTAATGGATAAATAAATAATTTATATTATTTTTATACAAAATTAGCAAATGAGAAATTCAAGGTATTATAAATATTTTGATAAAATCAAAGAAGGTCTGCAATTAGGCAAAACAAGTGGTGAAATTGTAAGAACTATTTTAGGGTTTAATGATGATTCATTTAGAAAATACATCTATAGAAATAAAGATGAAATATTAGGTTTAAACGAAGGAATAAGAAATGCAGCAGAAGGGTTTGATGTTGATTGGAAAGCAATAAAACACCTATGGGTAAAAGATAAAAATTCATCTGCATTTGTAAAAAACCCAAATTACGTTGAACCTGAATTAATTAGATTTGAGGAATTAAAAAATGAATTGCTTGAAGATTTAAAAAACTATTCCCCAACATTCCCAACAATAAAAAGAATTCAAGACAATGATTCTTACTGTTTAGTTATTGATCCGGCAGACGTTCACATTGGTAAATTATGTTCATCTTTTGAAACAGGAACAGATTATAATCAGCAAATTGCTGTTAAAAGGGTTTTAGATGGCGTTAATGGGATCATAAACAAATCAAGAGGGTTTACCATTGATAAGATTATTTTTATTGGTGGAAACGATATATTACACACAGATACACCAAAAAGAACAACAACAAGTGGAACACCACAAGACACGGATGGAATGTGGTATGAAAATTTCTTAATGGCTAAACAACTTTATATTGATGTAATTGAATTATTGTTGTCAATTGCTGATGTACATTTTGTTTTTAACCCATCAAATCACGATTATACAAATGGGTTTTTCCTTGCCGATGTCATTGCTACATATTTTAGAAATTGTGAGAATATCACCTTTGATGTTAGTATTGCACACAGAAAATACACAATGTATGGAAACAGTTTAATTGGAACAACACACGGTGATGGTGCAAAGCAAATTGATTTAGGAATGTTGATGAGTGTGGAAGCCAAAGATATGTGGTCAAAAGCAAAACACAGGTATTTTTATACGCACCACGTTCACCATAAAACAGCAAAAGATTTAATAAATGTAACAGTTGAAAGTTTACGTTCACCATCTCCGGCAGATAGTTGGCATCACAGAAACGGTTATCAACATTCACCTGAAGCAATAGAAGGTTTTATCCATTCAAAAGAACACGGGCAAATCGCACGTTTAACACATATTTTTAGCTTATTATTTATTATATTCATATAATGATAGGTATTTATAAAATAACAAGTCCAAATAACGTTTAACACACATATTTTAAAAAGCTATGAAAGACGAAAAACTATTATTATTTAGTTTATTTTTAACATCTGCATTGGCAGATACATTAGATGATATTTCAAACCAAAATTATTTTGTTAAAGATTTTAAAAAAAAAACGAATCAATATAGAGAATTTTTAAAAAATAAAACATTTAAATTGTTAAATGATTCATACGAAATTGATCCTGAATTTTTTGAATTAATTGATACATCTGTTACAAATGCAGCTATTGAATCAGCTAATGAAACATTTAAATGTCTTTTTGAATTAGATAATATTAAAAAAAAATAAATGAATTGGATTGATGTAAAACAAATGATGCCTGACAACAATGGCGTTTGTATTTGTTATCAACCAATAACAGCAGAAGATCAAATTAAAGCGATATTAAATGATGAAGAAATGTTTAATGAAAATGACGGTATAATGTGTTGTATTTATTTAAATGGATTGTTTATGATGCCATCATTAACATCAAATGAATTTATTGTTTGTGATAATGTGACTCATTGGATGCCAATGCCATTTCCTCCAAAAAATTAATTATGGTAAAAGATACAATTGTTAAATCAGTTCTTGATAAATATAAACAACGGTCAGAGGTTGGAATAAAAAAATACAACCAAACAATGGATAGAGATGATTTAAATTTATTAGATTGGTTAACGCATCTTCAGGAAGAATTAATGGATGCAACATTGTATGTTGAGAAATTAAAACAAGAATTCAAAAAAAAATAATTATATTTGCTTATTATGAATAAAACAATGATTTTTATTTCCAAGTATTTTTTAACACCAATAGGTGTTGCAATAGGTATTCCTTTTGTTGTTGTAGGCTTTATTTCAGGTCTATTATTTAGCGCAGCAAAGCAAGGTTTCAAATTGACAAGTGAATTGTAAAAATTAAAGTACCAACAAGAATGGCTGATAAATCAAAAATGAAATGTAACCAACCTATGAAATCAGATAGGAAAGGGAAAAAAAGGATGGTAAAAGCCTGTTCAGGTGGTACTGAAAAATTAATACATTACGGTTCAGAAGGTTATGGTCACAACTATTCTGATGCAGCAAGAAAATCATTCAGAGCAAGACATAACTGTGATCAAGCAAAAGATAAATTGACAGCAAGATATTGGGCGTGTAAAGATTTATGGTCAGCAAGTAGTACAAAGAAAAGCAGCCCAAGAAGTGTTCAGGGTAAATATTAAATTATGCCGTCAATAAAATGCGCAAACGGTAAGTGGAAATGGGGTGAGCGTGGGAAATGTATGTTTGACACAAAACAACAAGCAGATAAAGCCGGTGTTGCTATATCCATACAAAAAGCTAAGAAGTACAATAAAAAAATGCTATAAATTATGAAAACCGAAATGCTTAAGATTACCGAGATTCAAAAGAATCCCGATAACCCACGATTGATTAAAGACAGTAAATTTGAAAAATTGGTTCAATCAATTAAAGAATTCCCTGAAATGCTTAATTTAAGACCAATTGTTGTGAACAATGAAATGATTGTTTTAGGTGGCAATATGCGATTATCAGCTTGTAAAGAAGCCGGATTAAAAAAAGTGCCAATTATCAAAGCAGACGATTTAACGGAAAAACAACAAAAAGAATTTATTATTAAAGATAATGTTTCATTCGGTGAATGGGATTGGGATATGTTGGCAAATGAATGGGAAGTAACAGAATTAGGTGATTGGGGATTAGAAGGGTTTCCTTTTGATGCAGAAATAGAACTTGAAGCGGAAGAAGATGATTTTGAAGTGACGGAGGGTGGAATTAAAACCAACATTGTATTAGGCGATTTAATAGAGATAGGAAAACATAGATTGCTTTGTGGAGACTCTACGGATAGTGATCAGGTGGCTAAGTTGATGAATGGGAAGAAGGCTGATATGGCTTTTACTTCTCCTCCATATAATGCAAATACAAAATCAGGTCAAGGAGATATATTTAACAGAAAGAAGAGTGTTAAATTATACTCTGAGGGTTATTCAGATAATTTAGCTAGTTCAGATTATGTAGATTTTGCTACAAGTGTATTAGACAACTGCTTTTTGTTTACTGATGGTTTCATATTTTGGAATGTAAGTTATAATGCTAATAGCAGATTTGAATACATTCAGCAGATTCAAAATCATTTACAATTCTTGATAGAGCAAATTTGTTGGAAGAAATCATCTACTATTCCATTTAAGGGATCATTGATGCGTGATTGGGAACCTATATATGTATTCTCAACAAATGGAAATATGTTAGGTTTAGATTCTGTAAGCAGTAATCATTGGGAAGTAAACAATACTAATTCTCAGCAAGAAAATCACAAGGCTTGTTTCCCTGTTGAATTGCCTTTCAAAGCCATTAACTTAAAAGAGGAATTCAAACTTATGTTTGAGCCATTCTTAGGCTCAGGCTCAACAATGATAGCAGCACATCAACTTAAACGTAAATGCTACGGTATGGAATTAGATCCTAAGTATTGTCAAGTAATAATAGATAGAATGATAAACCTAGAGCCACTTATAGATGTTAAGATAAATGGAGAGCCGTATTATAATCACGACATAAACAAACAGGCGTAAAACATTGCAAAATGGCACAGAAACGAACAAAAGTACAACAAGAAAGAGTTTTGAAGGCGTTAGAAAGTAGTTTGGGCGTTGTCACAACAGCTTTGCGTAATTCTGATGTCACAAGAACAACCTATTACAGATGGTTGCGTGAGGATGAGGAATTTGCAAAAAAAGTTGATGAAATTGAAAATATGCAGCTTGATTTCATTAAGTCCAAATATTACGAATGTGTAAAAGATAAAGTGCCATCAGTAGTTATTCACGCAGCCAAAACAAGATTAGGTTGGAATGAAACAAATAATGTTGATATAACAACAAAAGGCGATAAAATTAATGATGACAGGGTTGTGATTAATTTTAAAGGCAAAAGCGAAGATTAACCATTGTTGTGGAAATAACTTTTTCCAAAACATATCAACCATTGTTTGACATTCTTGAATCGTGGAATGTTGTCAATTCAAAAGAATTTAAAAATTATTCTACTGATGATAAAAAATATTGGTCTGAATTGGCTGAAGTTGATACAATTTTAATTTCGGGAGGGCGTGATTCAGGTAAATCATTTGCTTTATCTTGTTGGAATCCAATTGCAGCCAAAGATTATAATCACAGAATTTTATATACAAGACAAACAATGTCAGCAACTGACAATTCAATTACTGAAGCATTGGAAGGTCGTATGCAAGATTTAGGTTATGAGCAATTTTTTAGTGCTGCAAATAAAACCTATTCTGTAATAGGTGGTGAGGGCAGAATATCAATTACCGGTCAAAGAACATCAAAAGGAACGGAAACAGCGAAATTAAAATCATTAGAGAATTTTAGCGTATTCCAAACAGAAGAAGGTGAAGAATTAGAATCTTACAACGAATGGAATAAGGTTAAAAGGTCAATGAGAGCAAAAGATGTTCAATGTTTAGCAATTATAGTTTTCAACCCTCCAACAAAAGAACATTGGATTTATGAAGAATTTTATGATGCGATTGTTCCAAGTGGGTTTAATGGTGTTAAAAACAAAACTTTATATATCCATTCAACGTATAAAGATAATATTGATAATATGGCACAACACAACATTGAAGAATTTAAAATGTTGGAAGATGCTTACAATGAATATGAAAATTTATCAAAAGACCAAAAAGAAATAGCGGATGCAAAATTGCGAAAAAAATGGTCACAATATAAATTTGAAATATTAGGTGGTTTCAAAGATGTTGCTGAAGGTGTTATTTATGAAGATTGGGAAATTGGTGATTTTGACGAAAGTTTAAATTATATTTATGGTTTAGATTTTGGTTTTGATGATCCTGATGCATTAATTAAAACAGCCATAAATCACAACACAAAAACAATTTATTTGAAAGAGGAATTATACAAAAATGGTTTAGGTTCAGATGAATTACACAAAGCATTGATTGAAATTTGTGGGAGTAGTAATTTAATCATTGCGGATGCTGCTGATAAAAGGTTGATAAACGATTTATGGCATAAAGGCTTAAACATTAGAAGGTGCAAAAAAGGTGCGGGATCAGTTAACAGAAGAATAAAAACAATACAAGACTATAAAATTATTGTTGACAAGAATTCGTTAAATGTTCAAAAATCGTTAAATAATTATGCGTGGCACGACAAAAGAAGCGGAACACCAAGACACGAATGGTCGCACATTCCTGATGCTTTTGGTTATGCTGCTATGGAATTAATAGATTATCGATAAAATTTGTATATTTGTAATATTTTTACTATGGAGTTCACAGAACAAGAAATTATAGAAATCATACAATCCAATTTACAGCTTCCAAGATGGGTTGATGATTCAAGGCATCAGCATAAAATTTTAGATGCTTTAGTAACCGGAAATAACTTTTCAGAAGTATTAATTGAAAAGATTGAAAAGATTGAAAGCAATGACCGTGCAATGGCACGAAAAAGGTATTCAAAAGATGTCAGAGATTTATTTGATAGGGTGATGCAACCTTTGAATTCAATTTTTTCTGCATCAGGTGGCTCAATGCACATTGAAATTGAAAGCGAAGCAAAAAGGCAAAAAGTTTTTAAAGCATTAAACGATTTCAAAGGTCAAAAATCTATAAAACAATACCTTTCTGAAACCTATTTTAGGTTAGCAAATACTGATCCGAATGGCGTTATATTTTTAGAATATTACGAGGATAAGAAAATTTATCCAACGTATAAATCAATTTATGACATACGTTCATACAAATCAAATGGAAGTCTTTGTAAGTACATTATATTTGAACCACATACAAGGGTTACAAATGGTTTATCTGTTAATATTTGGCGTGTAGTTGATAGCAAAACAGATTGGAGAATCATTCAAAATGGCAGCCAATTTATTGTTGATTATGAACGAACATTTGAACATATGTTTGGAAGTGTACCGGCAGTAATATTGTCTGACATTCAAGAAATGGGAAGTGAATTCAGATATTCAGCATTAAATCCAATTATTGAATTAGCCAAAGATTATGCAAGGGATAAATCAATTAGAACAATTTATAAATTCCAACACGGTTTCCCAAGACATTGGAGATATGTAAAAGAATGTAGAAGTTGTCAAGGAACAGGTAAAACGGGTGATGATTATTGTAGCCAATGTAATGGAAAGGGCGAAATCAGAATTAATGATGTAACCGACATCACAACATTGCCAATGCCACGAGAAGATGATGCAATTGTTACTCCAAATTTAGAAGGTTATGTTTCTCCTGATTTGGAAACGTGGGCAAGATATAATGATGATTTAAAAGATGCAGAAGAATTGATTGAATCAACAATGTGGGGAACAAGAAGAATGTCACAAACCCGTAACGAAACAGCAACAGGAAGGTTTATTGATGTTCAGCCGGTTATGAATAAATTAGGTTGGTTTGCTGACAAAGTTGAATGGGCGCATAATACACTAGCGAATTGGGTTGTTGATTGGGTTGATAATTCGCATAGTGAAGAAATTAAATATTATCATTCTTACGGCAGAAGATTTATAATTGAATCACCTGATGTTATTTTGAATAATTACACAGAAGCAAGAACAAAAGGTGCAAATGTGACAGTTTTGGATAAATTACTTGATGAATACATTTTAAGTAAATACCAAAATGACCAAGTGATGTTGGGTTATATGCAAAAGAAACGATTGTTAGAACCGTATGTTCACAATTCTGTCAAAGAAGTTAGTGACATATTTGGTGCTTCTGAATCGTATAAAAAAATATTATTTGTTAATTTTTGGAATACAGCTGATAAGAATAAACCTGTTGAAGAATTAGCAAATGATTTTAATAGTTATGTAAACACAAATCAAATAAATACACAAATATGAGTAATATCGTAGTTGCTAACAAGTACAAATTGTTAACGAGAAGGGATGGAAAATATGATCCAACCGGAACAAAAGAAATGACACAATCAAGTAAAGTGTTAAAACGAAGTTATGTTGAAGAACGTAATTTTCACGACAACAACGAGTGGTACGAAATTGACGAAGAAGCCACAAAAGAACTTTCAAAACAGCGTGAAATTAGCTTAAAAGAAAATGAATCAAAGCGGAAAAAGGAATCATTAGGTCAAGCTGATTTAATTGATGTGATGGCTGAAATGGCAAACACTTTGAAACAAACAAGAAAAACTGTAAAAGAAGAAATTACAGATGAATTGGATGAATTAGGTGTTAAATATGATAAGCGGTCAAGTGTAAAAAGTTTAAAAGAGTTGTTAAATAAAAACAAATAGAAATGCAGTTAAACATCAACGGAAAGTCTTTTGAAATCAATTCAGAAGAATTAAAAAAAGCATTGGAAAGTGATGCACCGTCATTTGACGTTAAGTCAGATTTGGTTATTAGAACAGGTGAGGAAGAAGAAACCTATACATCTAACTTGCGCAAAGAAGGAACAACAATTGGTGCTGAAATAGGCAGAAAAGAGTTGTTAAAATCTTTAGGCATTGAGGGAGAAGGTTTACACAAAAGTGATGAAAAAGCATTGGAAAGCATTAATGAATTAATTTCATCAAAAGTTAATTCAGAACTTGAAGGTGCAAAGATAGAACCAAACAAAAAGGTTGCCGAATTGAATAAAGATTTGGAACAAATGAAAAGCACATTGTTAGAAAAAGAATCATTGATTAAAAATTTGTCAAATGATTTTTCTACTTACAAAAAAAATCAAACCATATCTTCAAAGGTTGCCGAATTGATTCCTGACAATACTGTTATTCCAAAAAAATCAATAATGAAATTGATGTTGGATGATATTAAATTGGATGTCAATGAAAACAATATGATTTACGGAATTGGCGAAGATGGTCAACCATTAAAAGATGAACATTTGAATTTATTGGGTGCTGATAAAATTGTTACAAGTTATTTTGATGCAAACCCACATTATTTAAAATCTGCAACAGGTGGTGCGGGTGGTTCTGATAGTTCAGGTGGATCATCAAAACAATCATTGGAAGCTTTCACAAAAGAAATGATGGATGCCGGCCATTCACCAAATAGTGAAGGATTTAATCAAATAATGACTGAAAGAATCAATTCAGGAACATTAGATTTATAAAAAAAACAAAAAATAAAAAGAAGCCCAACCCGTTGAAAAGGTTGGGTTTTTTGCGTTCAAAGAAATTTTTTTTAATTTTTTTTTACTTTTTTCATTGTAGAACAATATATTTTATATATATTTGTAGTGAACATTAAAAAAAAGCAAAATGAAACTACAAGCGCAAGAAGTAAAGCAAGGAATGGAAGTAAAATTTGGATGGAATCAATGGCTTACTGTTGAATCAATAGAAATAGACCACCAAAAGAACGGCAAAGAGTTAAGAATTTTTAAGGGTAGTTCTAAACAAGAAAAACCAACAAGAAGAGGAGCAAGAAAATATCCAACAATAGTTCCTAATAAAAATGATTCTTATGTTTGTAAATCGACTACAAAATTAGATGTGAGATGAAAAAGAAGCTAACTAAAATTCACCATCGCCTCGAACCATAATCGGTTCGGGGTTTTGGTAGTAACAAACATTAAAAAAACAAAAAAAACAGAAGCTATGAATATGAGTTATTGCAGATTCCGAAACACAAGTTTAGATTTACAAGATTGTATTGATGCGATCAACAATGGTGAAATAAATGATTTATCAAGAGATGAGCAACAAGCGTTTGTTAACTTAATAATGCAATGCAAGGAAGTTGCAGAAAATTTTGAAGATTATGATGATTACGAATTAGAAGATTTTATCAAAGAACAACAAGAAGAAATTTAATTAAACAACTAAAAAAACAAGTTATGAAAAATTCAGTAAGAGAAGAATTATTAGATTACGCAAAAGAACAAATTTTAGATTTAGGTTTAGATTTAAATGATGATGATTTACACCATAAATTGTTCAACGAAGATTACTACATCATTGGGTATTATAACGCATCAGAATGGCTCAAAAAACATAATATCGGTGAATTTGAATCTGTTAATATGTTGGAAGAACTTCATTCTTGGCATTTTGGGGAAAATACAGAAGTTTACAAAGATGCTGAAAGAGTTGTCAATATGTTAGTTTACTTTTATGGGTTTGAAATTGTTGAAGAATTAAAAGAACTTTCAGGTGCGGTTTGAAACAAATAAAGATTTACAAAATGAATTGGATGCCATCACATTATATTGTGAGGTGTTCAATTCATCTTTTGAAAAGTTAGGTGAAAATGACATTGATTACAGGGTGACAAAACCAAACAGAATTCAACACATTGAGGTGAAAGGTAGAAACCGGAAAATTGAAAACGCATTTCCATTACCAATTGCTGCAAGAAAGGTTGTCAAGTTGGTTGACAAAAAAACAGAACCAATTGTTATTTGGAATTGTTTTGATGGGTTAATTATATGCGATCTAAGCAGCGTAAAATCATCCGGATATATTAGTGGGCGTAAACCAAGAGAAGGTTCTGCAAATGACGTAGAATATATGTTATACTTTGAAAAGCAAGATAATTTTTATTGCATCAAAAAGTATTCAAAAAAAATATTTAAACTTTTTTAAAAAAAAGCGATTTAGTAGTATATTTTATATATATTTACATAAAATTAAAAGCTATGAAAAAGTATCAAACATACAGCGATTACAAAAACCAAGCGTTCACACCTGAAAAAATGCAATCTGATGCGGTTCTTTTTGTAAAGAAATTAATGCCAACATTTTGCGATTCTTGGATAAATCAAGTTGAAGAACAAAGTGATGATTTAAAAGGTATTAAATTTCAATTCAATGTTAAGTCTGAAACAATTCACGTTATCAAATTAGGTGGGTTTTTAGGTGATTGGGATTTGTTTTTAAACAAGAAAAGAATCAACAAAAGTGATTTACAAAATTACCTTGAAAAAAAATATATGACAGGGTTGGAAATTTTCTGCAAATATGTAATGGGTTACAACTTTCATATAAATATGTTAGAATACAAAGGTGATTATGCTAAGGCAAGTGAAAGAAATAAAAACATTGAGAGCATTTTTGCCGGTTTAAATGATCAAGATAAAGCAAAAGCGATTGATTTTATGAATAGCGTTTTTGGAGAAAAATTGACAAAAACAGTGTTTTCAAAAAATGGTGAAACAAGAGATCAATTATTAAAAGAATTAAATGAATTAAATAAAATATACAGCTATGAATAAGGAAGAACAACTTCAACAAATGATTGACCAATGGAATGAAAAATTTGATTTAATGGTCAGAGAAAGAAACTATTGGCGTGACAGATGTTTAAAAGCCACAAAGGAAACAAATGATATGCAAGATTCAATTGAACGGTTAAAAAATCAAGTTTACAACCTATCAAAAAGGGGTTAAGCATTTGCTTTATTTTGCTAAGCATTTGCTTCTATTTGCTAAGCAAGTGGAAGCCGTAAATGTAAATGTAAATGTTAATGTAAATGTAAATGTAAATGTTAATAAAAAATATTTGAAAAAAATTTAAATTGAAAAATTTTATTATATTTGCATTCGGAACTGTGTTCCAAAGTCTCAGGAGTGGTACTCCAAAAAATCATAATTAACATTTAATACATTTAAAAATGGCAAATTTCGCTACTGCTGCTTTAGTAAAAGCACAAGCCAAGTTGATTGGCAAATTCCAAGCGGGAGAATTGCGTTACCGTGTTCCCGCTGTCCATAAATTGTTTCTTGAAAACACAAGCATAATGATTCCTGACTACGAATCATTAAAAACCCGTGATGATCGTGCGGTTGAAACTAATTTTTTCACACGAACAAGTCGTGCATTAGGTTCAGGGCGTTCACACAATCACACAGGTGCGCAAGGTGATTCAAGCACATTAACACCATCTTGGACCACTTACAATGATGATTTCGTTTCTTTAATCAAAGAAGCTGACAACAAATTGTATTCTTTTGAAGAATTGCATATGTCTAAAATGGAGAATGCAATTGCTAACTTCATGGAAGGTCTTGAAACGGTTGCTCACGATTATTTATTTGCAAACCGTTCAGGTGTTAACGTTGCAACTGCTGACGGAACATTTGATGCAACAGATGATACATTTGAAATTACTGAAAGTGCAGCCGGTGACAATGCAATTGCAATCACTAAAATGGTAATGGATGTAAACAAATATCAAGGTACCGGATTCGTTATTGTTGCCGATTCAATTGCTTATCGTAAGTTTTGGTCACAAATGAATCAAGGTGCGGGGAACGCAACTAACACTGAATTCCAATTTGGTGACATTAGAATTATCCACGATCCAAAATTAACTTCTGATGCAGCGGGATTGGCTTCTGCTTATTCAAAAGGGTATTGGATTGCTGTTCCTGAAGGTTCAGTTGCTGCATTACCTTGGATTCCTGTTCAAAACAGACAAGGTCGTGAATTCGGTCAAATTGCTAACTATGGTGCAATCATTAACCCTGTTGACAACGTTCAATATGCTGTTCATACTTACATGGAAGGCGCAAATGGTTCTTCATTAGGTGGTTATACGCAAGACGTTAAGATTGAAACTGAAATTTCACTTGACATTGCATACGAATATTCACCATTGTCAACAGCTTCTGAAACACCTTTATTGGCGTTCGCATTAGTTTAATAATTTGATTTGTTTAGTTGATGTTTAACGCAAATAAAATAAAAACAAATCTTTATGGGGTTGTCGGTTTCCGGCAACCCTTTAACCCAACCTATGCAATATTGGATGCAAATAATTCATCATCAGCAAGTGATCAATGGGTTTCTGAAAATCCACATTGCAAGGTTGAGTTTTTATATGATACGCAAGACTATTCAAGTTTATCAGATGCAGAATTTAATGAGGCTTTAAAAAATCTTCAAGAAGATGCCATTGTTAATGTCTGCAATAGGGTTTTTAATAAACCTGATTACATTGATAGACAAGTTTTATACAAGAATGCTCAAAATCGGATTAATACGGAAAATTTACCGGATGGTTTTGTTTGCTTTAAGATATGCGTATCAAATCAAAAAAATATAGCTTTCAAAATCAAAAGGGTTTTATTGGATTTTGAAGGTAGTGGTGATATTGAATTAATGTTGTTTAACACATCAAAAGATGCACCAATTAATTCAAAAGTTATTACCATAACGTCAACACATCAAGAAGAAGTTTTAGATTGGGTTGTTGATAATTCAGGTGATACTTATAAGGGTGAATATTATTTAGGTTACCTTTCAAATTATTCAGGGATAGGTACTTTAAAGCCATTCAAACGTGATTATGAAAATAGTGATATAATGTCTTATATCTCTGAATTGTATATTGACAAATATTACTTTTCAGGTCACACAACCAACACATTGCCAAATTTAGACAATGAAGATGGTATGGATGAAGCAATAGGTGTTAACCCTGACATAACGGTTTACAATGATTACACAGATTTAATCATCCAAAACAAATTTTTATTTGCAACAGCAATTAAATTGGCTGTTCAGGTAAAATGTATTGAAATATATTTGGCATCATTAAGATCAAACCTAAACGAAAGAGAATCAAAAATGCAATCAGCAAGATTGATTGAACTTTTGGAAGGCACAAATGATAATTTAAGCGTTTTAAAAGTAACCGGATTAATGCCGACATTGTTGGGTGAGGTAAACCACGTTAGAAATGAAATGAATAAATTGATTCACGGTTACTTTGGTGAACGTGCAATGATAGACACACTTTTGTAATATGGCAATTGTTGAGAAAACAAATAGGAAGGGCGTTGATAAAGCTATTCACGTTTTACAACAAAGAACATACGCAAATCTATTAGGGTTTTGGGCTGATGGTGTTGAATATACAATGTACCCAAGAGTTAACAAAAACTTTAAAAACGATTCAACAATACCGGAAATCAGTTTAGACAGCAAAAACTACAAAGAAACATTTTATGATGATAAAGTTGCTGTTAATTCGTTTTTTTTAGTTGATGACCAAAGCACATACCAAAATGACAACAACCAAATTGTTCAGGATGTTTCAATTATCTTCCAAGCAGATTTGGTAAAATTATATGGTGATGCTGAAAGAGTTGATGAGGTATTCAATTCTGATGTGTTGCAAGTTTTCAAAGATGTTAAGCGGTTTATTTATAGCGATATTGAAAGAATAACGGGATTTGATTCTGTTTATTCAGATTTAAGTTTAAGCGCAGATTTGCGTGAAAAAATACAATTTTCAGACATTTCAAATAGACACATTTTAAGATTAGATTTTTCAATAAGATATGATTTTAAATGTGATTCACCAATTGTTCCTTTATGTGTTCCGGTAACAATTATGGAAAATGGTGTTTTAGTTGCAAGACAAGCAGCCGGTACAACATACAGCTATTCAACAGCGTGTACTGATGGGGATGTAACAGTAAACGGTTCTGAATTTGGAACTGTTGCAAGTGGTGGAACTTTAGATGTTCCGGTGCAATATGAAAATGGAACAGAAGTAGGGGTAAATGTTGGTGGGGTTATTGAAATACCAAACCCAATAACTTGCGCTGATGCAACGGTAAATCTAAACGGTGTATTCAATCAAACGGTTGCAAGTGGTGGAACGGCTGACGTAATTGTGGGCAACTCTGAAATTACGGTTAACGGTGCAGCATTTGATTCCTTAGTTCCTGAAGAAGCGTTAAATGTTCCCGTAGAATACGAAAATGGTTCACCTATCGGAACTATCACGGATGGGGTTGTTGTTGTTCCTGATCCTATCATAGCGAATAATTCTGCGAGTTTATTTAAGACGGGTGCTAACGTTTCTTATCAAGCACAAGATGACGGTGCATTGCAATTCGGTAACGGTGTAGATTTTTTTACGTTAAATGCGAACAATCCATTTGGTAATTTAAACCGATTTACAGACAATTTAGGCACGCAAATTTATGCAAATGGAATAGTGATTGATTGGTCAACTTGGAACGTAGGAGGGGCAACCGTTCGTGGTTATTATAACACTTTGAACGCAGCGAATACGCTAACTAATCAATTATCCAATCAACCATATACTAAGGCAAGTTTTACGGGTTGGTACGTTTGCAATTATAATCAATTGACAAACATTTTTAATTTGAGCATAACACGCAATTATATGAACTATGCGCCATTCAATCATTCAGTAGGTGCAACAAATACACGGGTATGGGTAAGTACAAGAGAATCGGCAACTATTGGGATATTTTACAGTGGCGCAAGTGTTGGAGTTGGGAATCATAGCGGATCATATCAGGCTTTACTTACACGTGAATTTACATTAACAGAATTAGGCTTATAAAATGGACAAAGAACAAGTACAGGAGGTAGTCAAAATCATAAACGAAGCAAATAGTGGGAATTGGATTCCAATGGCTGTTGTTGGTTCTTTGTTCGGGATTATTGTAATTTTACTTTTATACATTTATAATCGAGATAGAAAAATAAGCGTTTACAAGCATAGAGATATTGAAGAAATTCAATCAAGGTTGAGTTCTAACAATGAAAAGTTAACAATTTTAGTTAATAGACACGATGTTAAGTTAGAAGAACACGACAAAAGATTGGAAAAAGTTGAAAGATAACCGTTAAAGCATCCCAACGGTGAGAAAATGGGAGCAATTTTTTTATTAATTAAAATTTAAACAAATGGCAAATTGTTTATGTGGCGTAATGCCAACATTTGGACAACCGGGATGCTACCAAACAATGGGTTATCCCGTAAAAATCGGTTTCCAAGATGTAAAGGATTCATCCGGAGCATCTAATGGAATCGCAGCAACAGATACGTTGAATGATGCTTTTATTAGCGCATTAATCAATAATTCTGACACATCAAAAAGATTGATGTTAACACCTTCTGTGGTGAATTTTACGGGCAACCGTGAAGAAATGTTAACTTACACAGCTAACAACGTAAATTACAAAGCGAGTGAAGGAAACAGACCTGTACAATTCGAAATTATCGAAGGTGCAACACCACAATTATTAGGTGAATTGAAAAAATTAGAATGCAGAAACATTATGTTTTATGGCATTACTGATGAATCACAATTAACCGGTAACGGTAAAGATGAAAACCTTTTAAGAGGTTACAAAATTGAAAAAGGTACTTTTGATGCAAGATTTGTTGGAAACCAACGTGAAGATACAGCAAGAATTGTTGTTTCTTTTGTTATTTCAATTGTTGAAAAAGATGAAGATGCAGCATTCATTGCTTATGATCCTGATTCAACTGCTGATGGAATTTTAACAGTTGATTTATTAAGTTATGTTGATTTGATTCCTGTGGTTATGGGTGCTCCTTCAAGCGTTACAACAGAAGGTTTTGTTTCTAAAATTGACACAATTTACGGTGCTAAATTTGATGCAGCGGTATTTTCAGGCGGTGTATTGGCTGATTTCACACTTTACAACGAAACAACAGCATCTTCTGTTACAATTACATCTGTAACTGAAGCACCTGATGGAACATACACTTTTGTAATTCCGGCACAAACACCAACGCATGTTTTAACATTAACATTTGCTAAAACCGGATTTTACGCAGCTTCAACACTTTCTATAACTATACCATAGTATTATGATTATTGAATTAGGAAATAGAACAATGTACGTTAATTTAGAAGCGGTAAAAGGTTACACCTATGACGAACTTGAAAAAGTTTATAAAGGCGATACATTGCGAAAAATAGCAAAGGCAGCCGGTGTAAAAAAAGAAGTGGGGAAAAAACGTATTTCCAAAGCCAAAGTTGAAGATTAAATTATTTAATCCCCTCATTTCGCATTAAATTGTGAAATGGGGGGTTAATTTTCATTAATTTAAGATGTTTAAAGAAACCGTTTTATATAGCACAACAAAACGAATTGTTGACTTAAAAGGCAATGAAAGACGGATTTTTAAAGATGTTTTGGATAATGATATTGTTAAGTCTTTAATAATTGATTTAAACACACGAAAACAGCTTAAACAGCAACATATTGATTCGTTAGGCAATGAATTGTTTAATAGGTTCACACAGCGTTCTGTTTATGGTGTTTCTGATCCGTTAGGGCGTGGTGGTCAACCGTATGAAGTTTATCAAACGGGTGATTATTACGATTCGTTTCAAGTTTTTATTCGCGGCAATGCAATTGTGATTGATTCCAACCCTGAAAAGCCAAATGGAAGTTTATTTGAAATGTACAATGAAAACATTGAAGGGTTAACGGATGAAAGCAAAGAAAAATTAATAGCTTTAGTAAGAGATTTATACATTAATTATGTCAGAAAATACATTGGAGGTTTGGGATAATATTTACGAGATGCCACAATGGAATTGGCAACAGATACAAAACACAGGTGATTTAAAATATTTATTTAAAAAATGTGAGGGGAAAATTTTAAAAGAACATTTTGAACTTTGGAATGATTTAGAAGAACAACATATCGCTGAATTTGGAATACCAAGTGAGGTGAAAATAAGAATAAGAAAACAAATAAAATTAATTCAATTAAATGCTAAATTTATTAAAACAAAAAATAGGGTTTTATTGAATTATATTAACATCATAGAAAACGAATTGAACCAAAAGAAAAATGAACATTTTGGTTTTTATGATATTAAAGAAGTATTAGAAAAAAATAAAGGGTTTAGAATTATTTGCTCACCAAATAAAGGCAATGATCCAAACCAAATAACCGTTGTTGAATGGGGTTATGCCCTAAAAAATTTAATTAAAAATGGCGAAGCGAATAGAGGGCAACGAGATAATCAACGATAGTTGGGCAGCAAAAGCGGTCAAACAAGGTGAAGATTTATTGAAGGTTCTTGAAAAATTAGAAGAACAAGGAAAGCAAACAGCTGACCAATTAAGTAAAGTTGCCAAAACGCAAAGTGGTGCAACTGCAAAATCAATTCGTGACATCACACAGGCGGTTTCAAAATCAAATGCAGAAAGAAAAAAATCTATTGCAATTGATAATGAAAAAAAATCTTTGGAAGAAAAATTAACAAGATTACGTTCAAATAGAATTCAACAAAACGAAGAATTAAAGGTTTTAATTTCAGAGCAAAGAAAGGTTAATAAACAATTAGCGAGAGAAACAACAGGTTTAGCGGGTGCGTATGAAAAGGAATCAAAAACATTAATTAAATTAAGAAAGCAATTAAAAGATTTAATAATAACAGAGGGTGAAGGAAGTAAAAAAACGCAACAATTAAAAAGGAGGGTTACTGAATTAGACCAAAAACTAAAATCTGCTGATGCAGCAGCCGGACAATTCCAACGGAATGTTGGGAATTATCCAAAAGCAATGGGTGGTGCTATTGCAAGTTTAAAGAAATTTGCGGGTGCATTGGGAATTGTTGGCGGTGTTCAATTGTTAAATAGGGGTTTAAGAAATACTTTTGACATCGTTAAAAATTTCGATCAAGCACAAGCAAATTTGGCTTCTGTTTTAGGGGTTACTCGTGATGAAATGAGCGGGTTAACTGAAATGGCAAAAGAATTAGGTGCAACAACAAAATTTACAGCGGCAGAGGTTTCAGAACTACAATTAGAATTTGCCAAATTAGGTTTTACACAAAAAGAAATTGAAGGTGTTACCGAAGCGACATTACAATTAGCAGCAGCAGCAGGAACGGATTTAGCAAACGCAGCATCAATTGTTGGCTCAACTTTAAGAGGTTTTGGATTGGATGTTACAGAAACCCAAAGATTGGTTGATGTAATGGCTAAATCATTTAGCAGTTCATCATTGGATATAGATAAATTTAGTTCTGCAATGTCTAATGTTGCACCCGCAGCATCAGCAATAGGGTTGACCGTTGAAGAAACTACTGCTTTATTAGGTTCATTAACAGATGCGGGTATTGATGCGAGTAGTGCGGGAACAGGTTTAAGAAATATGTTCCTACTTGCAAAGGAACAAGGCATAACATTTGATGAAGCATTAGATCAAATTGCTAATTCGTCTGATCAATTAGGTACTTCTTTTGATTTATTCAAGAAAAAAGGCTCAACTTTAGGGGTTATTTTAGCAAATAGTAGGGATAAAACAAATGAGTTAACGCAAAGTTTGAAAGATTCCTCGGGAGCTGCTGAAGAAATGGCAGACAAACAATTAGACACATTGCAAGGTTCATTGGAATTATTGAATAGTGCGTGGGAAGGTTACATTTTAGGAGCAGATGGTGCGGGAGGTGTAAGTGATAAATTAAAAAATGTAGTTCAATTTTTGGCAGAAAATTTAGAAATAATTTTAGACACAATATATCAAGTTGGAAAAGCGTTTATTGTATATAAGGCTGCTGTAAAAGGTGCTAGTGTCGCTCAATCTTTAATGAACAAAAGAACTATTGTAGCAATAAGGAATACTAAAGCATACGCATTTGTTCAAAATTTAGCAACTAAGGCTATGAAAGTTTTCAACATACAGATGAAATTAAATCCTTTCGGTTTAATTCTTTCCGCTTTAACTCTTATAGTACCATTGCTTATTGACTTTACGTCCGAGCTTTTTGGTTCAAATGAAGAGGTTAAAAAATTAACTAGATCACAGGAGGCTTTTAATAACGTGGCTGAAAATACAAAAGGAAAGCTAGAAGATGAGAATGCAGAGTTATTAAAAGTTTTTGAAGCATTAAAAAAGACAAAAGCCGGTACTGACGATAGGCAAAAAGCATTAGATAATGTAAACTCAAAATACGGAACTACACTAAAGAACCTTTCAGATGAGGCTGAATTTGTTGAGCAGTTAAATGTAGCCTATAAAGATTTAGTATCAACACTTGAAACAAGAATAAGAGCAGAAGCAATACAAGAAGAATTAACCCAATTAATAAAAGAAAGAATATCGGCTCAAAAAGCTTTAGCTGAAGCGCAAAAACAATCTTTAGAGTTTACCCCTACAAATATAGCTGATTTTGATCCAAACAAACAAATTCAAGTAACTGAATTAGAACAGGCATCAATTGATAATATGGTTGATGTTGCTCAAAGAGCATTAGATGAAATAAACGCTGCCATAGCTAATTTAGAGAGCGATGTTGGTGATGAACCATTATTTGATGCTTTGTTTGGTGATGGTGGTGGTACTAGTTCAAGGGGAAAAAAAGAAGATCCTAGATTAGCAGCATTAAAAGAATATCAAAAAGAACGAGCGTTAGACTTGATTAAGTATGAGAATGAACTAAGACTACAAACAAATGACGAAGAAACCATTGCTTATTTTTTATCACAAAAGAAACTAGAAATAGCAAACGACACATCAAGAAAAATAAACGAATTAGGTTTATCAGACCACGAAATAGCAATAAAACAAGAAAACGAGCGTTTAAAGTTGGTTAACGCTAATTCGATGTCTAGAGTAAATTTCGAGTTAAAAGCCGAAGGGGATTTAGAGGCATTGAGAAAAGCGGGAAGAAAAGCGCAAAAAGATGCTGCTATTGAAAATACTAAGTTAACCGCAAAACAGATTGATGAAATAAAAAAATTAACACAAGTCACCGTAGATTCATTAAAGAAAATAGCTGAGATAAGAGAAAAGGATTTAGACAAACAAATAGAAGCATCGGAAGAACAAATAGCAAAGTCTGAGTCAGAGGTTGAAAGGCTTCAAGAAATAGGTACAGCGCAAGCGATTAAATCCGCAGAAGCAGAAAAAAGACGTATAGATAAAGAAACTGCTGAAATAGAAGATTTAGAAAAGAAAAAACGAAACCTTTTAATTGTTACAGCGGGATTAGAACGTGTAAATCAATTAATACAACAAGGTAATTCAAACCCGTTTCAAACAACCGGTGGTGAAATTGGTAATTTTATTTCGCAATTAGCATCATTTTATGATGGTACAGAATTAACAGTTGCTGATTCGTTAGGCAAAACAGGAACAAAAGATGGTCACATTGTTAGGGTTCACGATAATGAACACATTGTAAGCGCAAAAGACAGCGATAGATTACACTCAAACGGTATCTATAAAACGTCTGACATTGTTGATTCGGCATTAAATTGGAAAAACTTAAACACATCCTCTTTAATAATGAATAAACGCAATAATGATGCTCAATTAATTAGTGAGATTAAAGAAATGCGCAAAGCGTTTAATTCAATTGATTTTCCTGAACAATATGTTTATTTAGATAGGGATGTTTTTAAAAAACAAAATTCAATTAAAACAGTAAACTATTCAAATAACAGAATATGATAACGGTTATCAATATGACATTAAATGGTATTCCAATTTCAACGGTCAGGGGATTGGATGGTTTAGAATTAAATGCTGTTTACGATATAAGCCCACGAGCATCAATAAATTTAGATTCAGTTGTTTTTTGCAATAGTGATAAATCAAAAAATAGTGATATTTTAAGGGCTGCTCATGATGCGTTACCAACAGAAGGTGCATTATTTGAATTTGAAGTTACTGATTTTGTAAATTCGTATCCGTTTAAATTTATCTGTGATTACAATAGGTATAAAATTTTGTCACCAAGTGAAACAGAAGTTGGTTTATTTTTAGAAGATTCAGATAATTCATTAATTCAATATAGGGGTGCTGATATTAATATGGCTTTTTTAGAAGATGCCGGTTATTTAAATTCAACACATTATGTTAATTTCCCTTATATCGTTAAAAACAGAAAAACAAATTTAGAAAAGATACAATTATTATCAATCACATTCACGACAACAAAAACACTTTTTGATGAAGTTTTTAAATTAATTGGCATTGCAACCGATATATCAACAGTACTTGGTTCAGCTTTAGGTCTGATTAATTTAGCGCAAACATTGTTTGCTTTATCACTTACTGTTGTACAATTGATACAATTAATAAAAGAAGCGAGGGAAACATTTGTTCCCCCAATCAGGTATCATTCAGCAATTTCATTAAAAAATTATTTAACACAAGCGTTTAATTATTTAGGGTATTCAGTTGATTTTGGAACGTGGGCTGAAAACCCAATATTAATACCATCAAAATCAGATGAAATTGGATTAACAACGCCTGAAACAACATTGGAACAAAGCGGTATATTAAAACCAAATAATTTTGGGTATAATTTATCAGAAGCGATTGAATTAGCTTTAAGGTTGTGCAACGGTGAAATAATGATAAAAGAATCAACCGTTCATTTAAGACCAAAAAGTGATCCATTTTGGATTTTAGATGCGGGTTATATTATGCCCGACACATTAATTGAACAAAGCGTTTTAGAAAATAATGGTGAAAGGCGTTTAAACCGTGAGGATGTTTATGCCGGTAAATCATTTTCATATGAAACTGATGATTCTGACAGGTGGACAATACAAGATGCGGCAGATGGCGCAAATGGGAACAGAAGGCACACAGTAATTGTTGAACCAATCACAACAGTGAACACAAAAAGAGTTAATTTAAACGGGTTTAAGGAAATTAAAATACCATATTGCTTAGTTTCAAGGAAATATTTAGTTGATGAAATAATTGATAAAATTATTCCTGATCTTGAAATTGGGTTGTTTGATTTGCGTGAAACAGTTAAAGAAACATTTGAATTATACTCAGACGAATTAACAGAAACATTTCCAATACTTGAAACGTTAGGTTCTTATGTTTTATCTAGGGATGGCGCATTAAGAGTTGAAAATCATTTTTTTACAAAGCCTAAAATTGGCATTTTAGAGGGTGGAAGTTTTGGAAGGTATTTAATACCTGAAGATTTCAATGATAAAATAGGTGCAAAAGCCATTTACAACAAATATTACAGTTATGATTCGTTGGTTGAGGGTGTTAGAAATCCATTAGACACAAATGATACAAATGGAAAAGAAGTTTTTGAAAATGTAGAATTTCAATTTAATATAAAAGATTTTTCACTAATTTTGAATAACGCATATTTTACAACTGAATCGGGTAAATTAGGAAGATATACAGCATTAAATTGGAAAGTTTTAAGTGATAAAGTCACAGCCAATTATTGGGTTCAAAAAAATTGGTTGATAAATTCTGAAGAAAAAGAGGTATGATAGATAGATTATTGGAAATAAAAAATGAACTAATGGAAATGCAAAAAAATGCGTTGTCGACAATATTTAAAAATGTTAACGATTTACCACAAGAAAAAAAAGAAACTTTTGAACAATTATTGAAAGCACATATTTCAGGTGATAAAAAAAAGGTTGAAGAACTTGAAAAAAAATTAAAACAAGATGGCGAGTAATTTTAGCGTAATAGAAAACAAATTTTACAACCAAATAA